CCATAAGTCGTACAGTGTACTATCAGTGAATAGCATGAATTTAATATTAACAGTGTTTGGCACCTGCGAAATGTTATCAATTCTTACTACAGCTGAGTTAATAACGTCAGAAGTTGAATTACCTTTAGGAAGTGTCATTTTGTTCAAAGAGATTTTGCCCGGTTTAAAATCAATAGCACCGCCATAACACACATAAGCATCATTCCAATCGTTGGAAGACGATAGCCATAGTGAAAGAGAGTAGTTATCATTAATTCCAGAATATCTTGCATCAACTAAATAATAAACGTCTAATGTGTCGGTTTTTGGATTTACTATTGGGACAGTAAATCTATACGAAACGCCAACTAAATAAGGTTTTGTGCTGCTTTCTCCCTTATTATAGTTATCAAAAGAAATAAATGAAGTACCATTTACATCAGTTGAATCACTAATAGGAAAGGAACCTTTAAAGTATGCAGATTTACTAAACTGTCTACTATAAGCAAGACCGTCTTTTAGCAGTCTTTCTCCAACTACTTTAGAATCCGCGGCGGCATTATTAATTTTAAGCGTATTGTCTAACACGGGAATATTATTCCATAAGTCGTACAGTGTACTATCAGTGAATAGCATGAATTTAATATTAACAGTGTTTGGCACCTGCGAAATGTTATCAATTCTTACTACAGCTGAGTTAATAACGTCAGAAGTTGAATTACCTTTAGGAAGTGTCATTTTGTTCAAAGAGATTTTGCCCGGTTTAAAATCAATAGCACCGCCATAACACACATAAGCATCATTCCAATCGTTGGAAGACGATAGCCATAGTGAAAGAGAGTAGTTATCATTAATTCCAGAATATCTTGCATCAACTAAATAATAAACGTCTAATGTGTCGGTTTTTGGATTTACTATTGGGACAGTAAATCTATACGAAACGCCAACTAAATAAGGTTTTGTGCTGCTTTCTCCCTTATTATAGTTATCAAAAGAAATAAATGAAGTACCATTTACATCAGTTGAATCACTAATAGGAAAGGAACCTTTAAAGTATGCAGATTTACTAAACTGTCTACTATAAGCAAGACCGTCTTTTAGCAGTCTTTCTCCAACTGCTTTAGAATCCGCGGCGGCATTTTCTACCGTCAACGACTTATCAATCGGCGGATTGGATGGATTCGTGATATTAGATGTTAACCATGTTGATACTTCATTTCTTACAGTAGGTTTTAATAAATTCAGAAGTTCGCCGTTGTCTTTCATTTCTTCTATTTTCTTGTTGACTTCTGTCTGAATATCAAGATTGGTAAAATACTGATTGACAAAATCATGTAACGCCTTGTAACTTTTTACAAGTTCGTCCTGCGCGTCAAACATTTCTTTCACCGTCTTAAACAGCACAACAAATTTATTTTCTAGACTCAACGTCCCGTTGAAATCATACGGAATCCCCCGCACACTTGCTACAATTTCACAAGCTTGCGTAATTATCTTACCGAAATCTGGCAACGTAGGAAAATCTGGAATCGTTGGTTTCTTTGCCAATATTATCCCTCCTTAATAAAATTGATAGAATAACTCTCTGCAATCATCGCAGATACGCTTGTTAAGATTAAGTATGCTATCTCGGAATCTCTGAATTTCTAAAGAGTAACTACCGTCGAATCCCTCATCTTCAATCGTATCATTATTATCTGCATGGTAAGTATCATTACTGTTCGTTTTTGTTGTATTTTCGCCGTTACTTACAGCGCTGTTATGAATCGTATTCTGTCCCCTATCCATTGTAGATGCATAATTCGTTCCGGCAAAATTAATCTGCGGGTTGTCTGAATGGATACTTTGGGTATTGTTATTTGTATCGGCTGTCGTTGTGTTTTTCGCTGTGCTGTCTCCCGCGATCACACCCGTTCGCGTATCGTCTTTTGTACTCTGTATTTTCCGCGTACTCTTATGAGTAATCAGCGGGTTGTACTCAAAAGTAATACTCCGGTACAACTGTTCATAGTACGGCATATTTACCGTAAGAATCTTTTTTAGATGATACTGAAATTCTCCGATCGTTTCTAACCCGATCTGTTCCCGAAAATACTGTAAACAGAATGTTTTTTCGAACGTAAGTTTTGCGGTTTCATATTCGGGAGCGGATGCATCGACATAAAACGGAAAGTCAAAATTGAAGATTAAAGGAACGGCGGCTTCGATCATTTTATCAATGGTTTGATTTTCAAGTGGTGAAAGTACATGATCGGAAATAACGAACTGTTCAATGGTATTCGTTAGCGTTTTCGTTTCGTAGTTATAATTAAGAAACATCATTCCACCTCACTTTCCGTTGTTTTCTTGTGTGTCGGTTTCGGCATTTGTAGTGTCGAAAACATCCGGTCGGTTAATCGGCGTTACCATTTTAGAGTTAAAATGTACATGAATATTCAATCCATACATTTTATTGATCGCATCAAGTCCCTTCTGAATGGTAGCCAGATTTCCGTTTCTTGTCAACTCGATTTCTCCATCGTTGTAACTTGTTTCTGCGGAAACCAGCCTTTCCGGTTTTTCCACGCCGCTTGCTTCGATTCCGAGATCAGCCAGACATTCTGCTACTTCTCTCTGTGCGGCGGTGTCAAGTTCGTTAAAGATTGGCTGTACTTTCAAGTCAATGGTATCAATTTGAATCTGTTTTCTCAGATCGTTTTTTGCTTTGATGAAAGGAATATTTTTTACCCACTTTTGAATAAAGTTGTCAATGGATAACTTCTGCGTAGAATCCCCGCTGATAACAACTGGCGTTCTCTGCTGTATAACGTTTACCCTTGTGGACGCTTTTTTCTCTGCTAGACTCTGCGAATGAAGAATAATGCTAAGAATTTCCGGAACGGCAAAAGGTCTGGCAAAAATCAACGAACTTTCGTTTTTGTCCGTCTGTTCATAATACTGTCCATTCATGGCGTATGCTATCCAATCGGTTGGGATACCATAAATATCCGGTTCCCCAACCAGATTAACACCAAAAACGCCGAAAAGTCCGGTGATTGGTTCTTTTTTGAATAGACACATACCATTCCATAACAAATATGAGTTGAGCATCCGTGGTGGAATCTCATCCGGTAAACCGTCATACTCATACCGCGATAACGCTAGATTGACAAACTTATCAAAAAAGTGTCGGAAATACATTTTTTCCTCCGGTGACGTATTCGGGTTATTTTCCCAGCATCCCCAAACTTCTTTGTTGCTCACCCGATACGGGTTATCATACATGACATCACCTCCTTAATCATTGGAAAGACCATAGTTTCCAACATCGTCCGTATGCCAGAACGTAACTCCCTTGTTAAACATTGCCTGCAAAAAGTTGATATCATCGGTAACACACGCTCCGTGCATGCCGCAATTTACAGTTTTGACAAAATTCCAGTTTGACCGCCCGGTGATATTAGGAACTTTGATTTTGTGTGTAGCATATCCATACATGGTAAAATAATCGTCGATCGTTTTCGCCATCTGAGCGGTTACACTCATCACATGGCAGTAAACTTGACTGCCGAACAATGCGGCGGCAATATAACTTCCTGATGCATTTCCTTTTGCTGTTGGCGGTATCAGATCATGACTTTCTTTCTGCGAATTGATATTTTCATTCAGCAAATAAGTGCTAGTTGCCGCGTTAAAAATACTTTCTGCGCCTGCGATTAAATTACCACTTAATGCTCCGACCAATCCGCCCGTGAGATTTCCAATCTGAGAAATAGCATTCTGCTTTTTAGAATAGTCCCATAAAGGCGCGGACTGCGCGAGAAAAGCTTGATAGCTGTCATTTGTCCAAGCGCACTGTGGAAAGTTATTGATAACGAAACCAAAAGGGGACGTAAGACCGCCATAATTTTTATATTCACGCGGTACTATGAAAATAGCCGGAATATTAAGCATAACTCCATAGACTTGTAATGTCAGCTCTCCATTTTTTCCATACTCAAAATTATAAGTATGTTGAATACCAGACCCATCGTTGACAAGACAGTAACAATACGGGTATTGATATAATTTATTATTTTTTGGCGCGTAGCCATCAAGCAATGACGGTTTTACGGTTTTCTGCACATAAACGCTTTTGTTGGTTTGGAAACAAGCTTCTGGAGCTTGATATACATTGACGATAGCGTCCCCGTTTCCGCTATTTACGTAATTCTGAATGGTCGTGATTAAATCTTTGTAATCTGATTTCCGTACAACGGTGAGTCCCGACAAGATAGTTTGATTGATGAAGGGAATAATATTAGTACCGTTTTCGTCTGCGCTCGCGCTTAAACAATACTGCATCGCCCCAAGATTTAATATCCGAGCATCACTTGCATTATCCACATATTCCCCCGTTTCAAGATTTTCAGGTATAAGATTAATTCCGACAAGATCAGCTTTTTTGTCAATGTGTTCTCTTTCCACATAACACGGTTGTAATACAACATCGTAAAAACTATTCTGAAAACGATCTGGTTCGAAATAAATCTTAAAACTTCCGTCACTCAACCATTCTACATTTGTCACAAACCCAAAATACCACTCTTCCGTATACGGTTTATTCTGAAAAGCAATATAATTACATTTCAAAAACTCACTCTCATTCCCTTTCACCTTATAAGTCAGTTCTCCCCATCTCACGGGCGCGGACTGCTTAAAAGTATGGATTGCTTTTTCTCTTACGTGCGCCAGACAACCTGCTTTTCCGTTTTCGTAGTATCTTACGTGTTCATAATCGTTTCCCCACTCAATCCCACTTGCTAAAATTACCTCCGTCTGCGGGGAAACCGCCGCCACATTTTCCTGCGGCGGCATCGGAATGAAATTATCCATGTTTCCACCCTCTTACTTAATCTGTCGTAAAGTAAATGGTTGCCGTTTTGGAAGAATCGAATCGGCTTGTAATCACAACCCGCACACTTTCTGTTTTGTTTGCTTTCGGCTTCAGATTCTTTTCGTCTTTTGCGATTCTAAGAATGGTTGTTCCCGGAATAACAAACGTATCAAAGGAAGAGTTACCCTCTACTTTTACGTCAATTGCTTTATCCGCTACGCCAGTAGAAGTAACCGAAAAACTTCCGCCGAAGTCCACATCTGTTCCGACTTTCACATGTCCCACGTCACTTGCGTTAATGGAAGAAACAAGAACTGTCTCGGTCGTAAATACAATGATCGGATAAAACAGGGAATAAGAGAACATCTCTTTTACCGTATACGTACTGTTCCAACGCAGTCCGCGATTAACGTTATCCTGTACCATCATGCGGTACTGTTCACGGATTTTGAAAAACCGCTTGTCAACCAGTACAGCCACAATTCCCTCCGCATCGTTAAAGTTGTCGATTAACACCTGCTGTGCTTTCGGAATCATCCGGTCGAGATTGTATGCACTTGCATAGCTGTCAACGTTCATCGCGGCTTTGGTATCTGGGTCGACAAACAGAAGAATGGTATCTTCTTTTGCCGCCGATGTCGCGCCAGCGAAATTATACAGCGGGTTCGGGAACTGAATCTTGTCGATGTAACTCTGAATCTGTTTCGCCAGTGCGTTCGCGGATGCTTGATCTGTAACCGCATCCACATGAACCGGGTAAATCTGACCTGCGCGCTTTGCAGACGCAATCAGTTCTTTTGCAGTTGTGAACTCATCCCAATTACAAGCGGAAACAACACTTTCCACTTTTGCCTGCACCAGACTTCTGAGTCCGTAATCATCGAGAAACGCGCCGCGCATATCCTCAAACCAGATCGTTACCGGATAATCGTTATTAAAATTGATTACATGATACAGCGCCATAATGTAGCTGTCATAAATGGCGGTCGCATCTTCGATGCTGATATTCGCATCGTGCGCATAGCCCTGTGCAAAATTTACGTAGACTTCCTGTTCTCCGTTTCCAAACGGCATAGCGTTACTGTTCAGCACTCTCAGCGGATTTCGAAACGCTTCCGTGCTGATTGACTGGCTTGCAATCAGATTAACCAACGCCGGAACCAATTCGTTCCGCGCCATCGGATTGTAAGGATCGGTTAATGTTTTCGCAATATCGGCAATATTTTCTCGCGTTGCCACAGGAACTCTGTCACGGTAATCAACACTCATCGTCTGCCGAACGGCGTTCAGCATATTAATATTGGTCATATCTAATTTTGCTGCCATTGTTTTCACTCTCCTTTTCCGCTTAAAATAAGCTGAGACATATCAAGATCATTGATACTTGTTGCGGTTTCTTCCGGTTCCGGCGCATTTCCGCCGAATTCGGTTACTTTTGTGATACTTCCGCCGTGGGAAAGATCAGACCAGCGGCTTTTGATTTCTGCGACCGCCGCATCATATTTTCCTTTCAGTTCGTCCCGTTCCGCAACCAGCGCGTCACGTTCTGACATCAGTGCGCCGATGTCGGTATCTTCTGTCTTGATTTTTTCACTGATGGCGGCGATTGCGTCACCGTGCGTTTCGATGTTTCCAATGTCTGCTACAATTTCTGTCCAATACTCTTCAAGTGTCATGTTAAAACCTCCTTTTTAAATTGGGATATAACCAGATTGGCATTTTATGCCGTTTTGGTTTCATTGGGTGTGGCGGCTCGGGCGGCTCGGGTTGCTCTCCTTTTGCCAAGTACCGATATACCATAACCGCGTTGTTCAAACGTTCGGAATCAGATAAATACCGATTCCCAACAATCCATCCGGTAATTGCAGAATCTTTCGCGTGTTCCGAAATAAAATTGAAACACGCATGTGCTTTTTCCTGCCGGAACGCAAGTGTTCCATCGTCACTAATTCCCTCCCATCCTTTCATATAGGCGGAAGTCAGTGCGTTCAGATCGGTACTGTCACTGTGCAAAAACGCTTGTAGATTTTCGTAAGCACTAGCGGCTCCGACCGAATACCAGACATTCTCATAAATCAGATATTCTAACTGCGCGTTACCATCTTCCCGGCTGTACCCGTTGGAATCTAACCATTGGAACAACCGCGTCCGGCGGTCGGTAGCGGAATTATCTGTCCACTGACCCAATCCATAACCGGGCGCTCCTACAATCGTTCCCTCCCATAATCCAGGATTTACGGTGGATTCCTGCCAAAAGTTGCCGCAGATGGCGGAAATGACATACTGGCTGATACCGCTTTCTACCTCAACCGGATACCGATAAAGATACGTCCACGCGCTATAGGGAGACACAAACGTATTGATGGATACCTGTCTTTCTAAAGGGTAACTATCGGTGTGCGCTCCCATCGTATACCCTCCGCCGTCTGCCGTATCATACACCATTTCCGTGTGACCGGAACGCCACAAGATATCACCTTTCTTCCATGGCTGATTGGCTGTACCTTTTTGAAATCCGGCACCGATCAGATATTCATCCATGCTCCGCGTGGTAAACCATGGGTTAGATGCTAAAAACCCGCCGACCGTACAACAGTAACTCATGAGAGAGGAGCAATCATAGTAGGTAATACCTCCTACGGTCTGTCCCTCACGATACGTTTGTGAGTAACCCACGTTCGGATTGTTACAAATTGCAATGCAAGTGTTATACGCAAGTGTCAGATCAGCCACGGGACAGTCCCTCTTTTGCAACGTAACCAGTATAGACGATTCCATTGACAACCGCTTTTACAAGATACCACTCATTTGTATAATACCCATAGTTTCTAACACTGGTTCCTGTAGGCAACGTTAAAATGACCGTTTTATCCATTCCCGCCCCAACGCGTAAATTATAGCGATCATTGGTATGATACGCTCCGGCGATTCTACGGTCAAAACTACGTGCGGATTCGGTTTTGATGGAATTCTCAATCACTTTCTGTGGTTTGTCTTTTTTTCCCGTATACCGATAATGAACGGTATTACCATACGGTAGATCGTAGTAAGACCGAACACAAATTTCCTTTCCGGTCTGATCTCCCGTCTGACCATCAATCCCGCCGTTCTCGGACTGGCTTGCGTGGACGATGTTGGTCGGATTAACTGACATCGTTACATGATGCCCTGCCGCAAGGTGGATATCACCGAGTTTCCACGGTTTGCCGCATTTTACGAAACCAGCGTTTTCCAACTGTTCGCCGAGATTTCTTGTGGTACTGTAAATGCTGACCGGAAAACCAGCGTTCGCAAGTGCCGTTCCGACAAATGACGAACAATCATAGTCCGGACTGTTCCGGTGTACCTGTGAGTACCCGTGCCGATCATCGGCGGCGATTTGTTCCGCCCATGCAACTGCGTTTTCGATTTTATTCATTCTTTCCACCTCCTAAGTGCTGACAAAGTGAATTAATTGCAGTTGTATTTGCTTCTACGCTTTTCCGAAGTTCTTCCATTTCTTCCTTGTGTGCGTCTTTCTCTTTCACCAGATACCAAAACAACGCGCCGCAAGAAACGATCGGAAAACCAAGCGACCCAACCAACTGCGTTACTGTACCTACATCCATCCGTCTTCCTCCTTATTCTGCCATTTTAACCAGTCCTCAATTTCACTTAATTTATCACACATAATAAAATTATGAATGAATCGAACTGGCGATTTACTGTTATACGAGTTGCCATCCATGAAAAAGAAATCCCACAAATACCGGATGTGAGACTCGTAATTTTCATGAGGGACAATGATCAGCGTATCTTTTTCGTCCGCTTTATAGCGTACCGTATAAGCAAGATAAGCATTTTCTTTTTTCATCATTCCGACAATCATATTAAAAACGATACTTGCCATCTTTGCTCCTTTCTTCCTGTACATTAAAACAAGGAAACCTTTTGTCCTGCCAAAGACAGGGCGGTTTACTCAACCGTGGCAACCCCTTTTTAAAAGGTTTCCCCGTATTTTCATGATACATCTTTTTTATCCGTATGTCAAGTACATTTGTCCGTCTCCCACGAACTATTTATAAAGATCAATCCCTAGTAACTCAACCGCCATATTTTTGCTGTCTAGATCGTCAAACCGCAAATATGCTTTGCGATATGCGTCAACTAGATTTTCAAACAAATAATCATAGTGTTCCAACATAACCGTGTTTTGTGTGTGATCTCCGTCCCGAAAAACCGCGACAAAATTACAAGACGGGTTATAGTTATGCGTAATATAGATGTACCCCTCTTCGTAATACTCATACACTCCATAACTTTTTCCACTATGTTCGATGGTGAACAGATACCGCGACCGTCCGGTCGGCTTTTGTACAAACACGGCATCATCAATCAACATCTGATCTCCAACACTCATGCTTTGCATATAGTGACCGCCGCGGAATGCTTTCAGTGCCGGATTTTCCCTCATAGCCTTACTTGCACTGTCATTGTGCGTAAATTCACACACAAAACCGCTCCCATGCATCATTTTGGTTTCTTTCTGATAACGCTTGTGGATACCAAAAAATACAAAATAGGGATTGAGCAACGAAATATTATTGGATGCCATCACCAGCTTAAACCATCGGGACTGACTTCCGTTTCCGCGGCTAATCGTCAATAGCAACGATTGCAGTTTTTCAGATTCCCCTTTTACGTATTGTCCGCTTTCCATGCTGAACTCGTCAAAAAACAAAAAGTAGATATCCCTAAAATACGGAGACAATTTTTTTACACTGTCCATCTTACTTCCAAAACTAAACGCGCATCCGAATGGCACGCCGTCCAGAAAATACCGCACAACATTTCCGTTTTTGTCCAGATTTTTATAGGTAATCACACTTCCTAATTTAGGATACATGCTTAGCATATCTTCGTACATTGCCGCCGCTCCCGTCATTTCCCCTTTCGTCCGGAAAATCCATCCGGTCTGCAATCCGTACTCTTTGCACAAGATACAGCTTGCCGCGGCGAACGCACTTGTCTTTCCGGCGCTACGGTTGGAACACGTAATTGCCACTCCAGCGAAATCCCCGTCCACGTCCGGCTCTGAAAACAACCGAATCGGATTGTAATACTGAATCGCTTTCCCGTTATCGTCTACCGCTTCAAATTTCACATTATATTCAGCAAAAAGTTTTTCCCATTGAATATCGTTCCAAAAAATCATTGTTTCACGTGAAACATTTTTGTTTCACGCCCTCCTTTATTCTTTTTTCCCGCTCCGCGTTACCGCGGTTGTCGGAACCTCTAACTTTTCCGCCAGTTCCCCGCCAGCAAAACTGCAGGCAATCTCACAGTTAATCGCACGATGATCGCACGTTTTGCTTGCAGATGGACGGCAGAGGGCGGCAGAGCTACGCTTGGTATAAAAAAGAGCTACGCTGGAAAACGTAGCTCTCTCACACGTATGGAGTTTTTTCAAAATACACAAGATATAGTAACAATCAACTACAGGTAACTTAAAACACAAGTCTACCGTCCGACAGTCGGTGCGCGGAGCTCCGTCATATGTATTTAAGCAAACGGATTAAATTTTTCCGTGTCTCCGAACTCATGGACGTTTACGGCGGAAAGGTATGCCGTGAATCCCTTTTCGCGTAAGAATTTGCTTTTTCCGATGGAAATAAAGATGTCAACGACTGCGCCCTTGCCTAATTCGTCAACGCCGGAAACGGTGTCGCTTTCTACTCCGTCCTCATAAAAGTCAACGCGGTAATTGGTATGCGCTTTTACGTAGAGACCCTTTTCGTCAGTTTCTTTCGCCGGAATCCACTTTGCATCTGCGGCGGCATCTTCACCGAACTCTTCGATAATTTTTTCGAAGATGGCTTTCTGCTGGTCTGCTGTGATCGAAGCAGAAAGAACGCTTTTGCCGTCCTCTTCATTTGCATATATTACAGTTACGTTGTTCAGTTTCATTTTTGCTTTACTCATGATTTTCTCTCCTTTTTTTACTATGCAGAACCGCGGCGATTTGCTTTGATCGTTTCCGTCTTATCTGGTCTATTCCAGACCGCGGTTGTGCACTGATTAGTCGTCCAGTCTCTTTGCTTCTGAAAAGAACTGTTCGTCCGGCATCTCGTAGCGGGCGGATACGGTATCGGTTAATACACAGATGAAATCCTCCGGAAAACCAGCGGCGGCAACAGCGGCGGTTTTTGCTTTCTGCGATTTCAGTTCTTCTGTATTCTCAAAAGAGCCGATCACCTGTTTTGTGTTTCTGTCAATGACAGAATAGACAAATTTTTCAATTTTTGTTCTAACCATTTTTTTCCTCCTATTTCTTTATGTGGTTATGATTTCTTACAAGTATTATAATAGCACTTTTCTTGCAGAAAGTCAATAGTCAAAGAGAAAAATATAGAAAATATCCAAAAATAAAAGCAGGATGGAAAGGTCGAGTTCTTCCTCATGTAACGCCACAATCGTTGATAATACTAAAAACATAAAAAACACAAAATATCTCATATCGTCTCCTATTCCGGTAACACTCCGTCTTGAGAGTTTACCAATACTTCATAGTATTCATTCGATACACCTAAGGTATAAGTGGTATCAATGATTCCAATGTTACTAGCCGTTAAAATTTCTTCCCCGTTTACTTTGATGTAATGGGGTTTCGAGTTGTTAAAGCAACTGATTGTCCGTCCGACATTTTCCATCCGGCGGCAGAGACGGAAATTATTACAGCACTTTAAGTTTTCCGCTCCAAGTTTCTTATTCATGCCAGCGACCGTAGACGTAAAACGCACGGGGTCTTTGCCAGATTGCGCCGCTTTTTCGTCCCATTCCACGCCGCAGTATTTTTTCGCGCCAAGGGTCTTAAACTGTATATACAAGTCATCCATATCCCATACGCCGAGAATGTAACGGTTGTCACCAACGTCACAAAACGCAGGAATGTCATTATCAATCGCACGTTTTTCCAGTATTTTGTTTTTGGCTTCAAATTCTGGAATGTGTACGTCCGGATGTAAAAACTTGATACTATCGGTATCGCAGTACACGGCATCCATTCCAACAACATCCAGCATATCTTGTAACTGTTTTCTAGCATGGGCGGTAACATAGATACCCCACTGGTAGTGCAAAAAACTGTTTTTTCCCTCATAGTACGTTTTCAGTGCTTTTTCCGCATCTGCTTTTTCCCTATGCCAATCACCCGTAAAAGCATCCATTGCCCATTCGTCCTGCAAAAGATCGGTGACACACATTCCGAACGTGCTGTTTAGTTTATTCTTAGATTTCATATATTCATAGACTTTATCGGGCTTTCCTTTCAACTGGCTTTTTGCGATAAAAAATGACATCATAGTTTTACGCATACTTTCCGGTAATTTTCCGCGCGCGGCTACGTAGCACTCCGAGACGGTAAAGAAATCATAGTCGTATTGATTTTTTATGATCGACAAGTCAATTTCCGTCATTGCTATTTCACAGCAATCAATAGAGAGTACGCGTCCATTATCAATCACACAATCTTTCCCGTGCTTCTGACACTTTGACAGCGGGATGTATGGGACGGGGATATTTTCTTTAATACGCAAGTTGTCAAATTGTACCCGCATGATAACACAACGTGTAGCACACAAGTTGTCAAACTGTCCCTGCGTTTTGATCTCAACCGCCCGAAACGCACTCATGGGATAATACTCAGTTGCGATCTGCGCCGGATAACTACTCGAAATATCCATACTTCCCATAACGATCACAGATTCACCTTTTTTCGCTGTGATCGTGTGCCCCGCGTGAATGCGGTTGGCGTGGGTATTGCCGCCACGGAACGCGTCTTTGCAAAGCTGGTACTGCGGTAACGTCAAAGCCAGATCGGCAAATACTCCCGGATAATAACCGCTATCTGCCTGCATGGCGCTGCGAAATTCGCGTCGGACGTAGCCAGTTGAGGTAAGGGGGATTTCTGCTAGATTATCCTCTTTTCGTAAGGCGCGGATGCATTCACACAAGCCGCGAACATCGTTATAGCAGTATCCTTGCTCTATTTCTGTTAGTGGTGTGGTTGGGGTACGTAGTTTTTTATAGTCATAAGTATCAACCAGTTTATAGTGGGTTACACCCTCACTGTTCTCGCAAAATTTCGAAAGGCTCATATTGCTGAGAAAATACGAGCAACGAAATTCAATCCCATACTTGTAAGCGTAGCACTTCATAACTTTATGCGCGTCACGCGCAAAGATTTCATCACATTCAATAAAATCTTTCATAAACTGAAATTCATACGAAAGATTATGAACGTACACTACAGCACGCTTTGAATCGGAAGTCTGCAAATACAGATGCAGTTTTTCGCAGAATGAAAGAAACTCATTCCATGTGCGACCGAAACACACGGTATCTTTGATACAAAACTGCCATTGATACAGAAAGGCAGTTCCTTTCACCACTTTTTCGCCTGTTTTATTATAGCGTTCATAATCAAGTTTTTCTAACGTAGTTGTTTCGATGTCGAACGCCATTTCCACGTCATAATAAACGATAGGATTTTTCTTTCTTCCTCTTTTGCGGCATTCGCGCAAAGTCTGGAAATCAGAAAATGGAAAATCATTAACGGAATAAATTGTTTCACGTGAAACATCTTCGTTTCCGTTTACGATAACAGGGATATCCAATTGATACATTGATATTACCTCACTTTAATTTAGTTCTATTCTTATTAAAAAGTTCTTCCTCCGTAATATATCCATCAAGAAATTCCTCATACTCTTCCTGAATATCTTCGAATTCAATTCCGCTATCATGTAATTTCGAAATAAAATCATCAATAATCTGATCGGATGCCACCTGCTTTCTCAGATTCTTTTTGTATATATTAGAGGTAAGAAAATGATACAAGTCTTTGTAGTTATCTTCTGTTACTTCTCCATCAATTTTATTCTTTGACTTGTCAAAGCGTCTCTGTAATTCTGCGATTCGATATCCCTCAAGCGTTGTTTCGGGTGAATTCAGAAAAGCGATCATAGTATCCCATTCTTGCCGAATGGATTCATCCGACCGCTTTACGCCTTTCAAAAAGCGATCTTTTGATCGCCCTTGTGACGCGAAAAACTCTTTTACGCGCCCGTACTCCCACTGGTCGCGCGCGTGAATTTTTTCCAGTTTGGCAAGGCGGCTATTCGCCGCCGCCGCAACTTTAGGTAATTCGCGTTTGATCTGCTCAAGGGAAAGATCAAGTTCTTGATAGATGCTATAGTCTTTTGAGTTCGGCATTATTCGCACCCCCTTATAAAGATTCGCAATTTATCAGAACTAATCTCGAAACCTATTACTTCTTCTGACAAATAATTTTCTTTTTTTGTAGTATATGCTTTTTTACAATCAATATCAAAATTTCTAACTAATACGCGATGCTTTTCATTAAACACCGTAATAATGGCGTAAATTTCGACTTCTATGCGAACACAGCCGTAATACAATTTTATAAAATCTTCTACTCTCACTGTGATACCTCCTTAATACAAGCAATCTTCATGTGCTCCAACTGACTTATACAGAGGGCACAACGTGCAGTTATTGTTTGCTACACAAATAGCACCGTGAGAAACTTCTACATAGTACGCTTTTAAAGCATACCGTGTAGAACGACTATTATGCAAGTTTATAGTAAAGCCTACGCCGAATTTTCCTTTATATGGCATTGGTTTGCATAAAGCATTTACCTTAATGTAGCCATTTGTAAGAGACGCGTGATCATACGCGTAAATATGTATCTTTCCATCAGTATCTTCTGATTTCACATATAACGGGATATCCTCCATTCTTGCAGGAATGTTATGTAATTCATCGAAATTTAATGCTTTCATGTTTTTTCTCCTTTACCTTTTTTCAATATTTATACATTAATGTACCTTTCTCCCCGTCTTGCCGATAGGAAAGCAAATGTAATCAATATTCAACTTCTTCTCCAAAAAACTCTTTATATAAAGAATCATAGTTTACCCACGCTGTTTGCATCTTTTCCGCTTGCACACTTCCCGTGCCGAATACTCTTCTATAGAATTTATACATTTCCCAAGATTCTTTACATTTCTCTGATAAGTTTTCTTTCATTTCTAACTCTGTCATTGTTATTCCTCCATTTGTATTATTGGTTTTTCCTTGTTTCTAATTTATAATACAACATTTCTAGAAATGTGTCAATTCTTTTCTAGAAATTTTCTAGAAAAATATCATTACACACATATTTCACGCACGCCGTGTCCGTCACCCGGAGGGCGCACGAAGCGCTGCAGCCCCAGCGGTCATCGGCGGACAACCGCACGATCACAAGCGATAACTAACATTACACATATGATATAACTGGCATTCCGTGGTGTGTCCGTCACACGCGGACACTTTAGCCGACTAAAGTGAGTTGCCGTTTCGGAAGTGTCCGTGACTCGCGGACAAACGGTCGCTTTTGTCCACTTTTCGGGCAAAATGAGTAAGTATTTCGGAAGAATTGTGTGTGAATCGGTCGGAAAACGTGAATAATTAAGGAATTGTATAGACAATTAGACGGGACTAACACTTTAGTCGGATGAAGTGTATTTGTCAAGATGTAAAAATGCATAAAAATTTCGGGCATATGTGTTTGAAAAAGTATTGAAAAGTGAACAAATGCAAACAAATACATTGCAAAGCGGTGTCTTTCCACGGCGGACACCGCTTTTTGTTGTGCAATGTGCTGTCCGCCGTACACGGACAAAATTGGGAAAATGTCCGCGTGGGACGGACACTATATAT